GTGTTGCTGCGTTTGTTCCACCTAAAGTAACTGTGACAGTTGTGGCTGCTGCTGATGCTGCTGTTGGGGTTAAATCTCTATGCGTGGTAACTGCTGCTGCGTTTTGTATTAAAGCACCTGCTGCTATTGCTGCACCTGAAAAAGCATACTTAAAAGTTTTGCTTCCATAAATTAAAGTAGATCCTAATGGAAATAATTGTGTAGCACTTTGAGTGAAAGGATTAGATACAACTGCATCAGTACCTACACCAGAACCATTTTTACCAAATATAACATCTGTTGGTCCAACACTACCTGATACTTCTTGCATTTCTAACCAAGAACCTTCTTTAACGTGTACATTACCTTCTGTAAGTACATTACCACTAACATCAATATCGAACTTGTCGGTTATTGCACCGGTTGTCCCATTAACGTTAATTACCTCGAAACCACCTTCGGACCTGACTGGACCTGAAAAAGTTGAATTTGCCATAATTTCCTCCTCGGAAATAAGTTCTATTGTCTCGGCTTGTCTGCTAGGTCAGTCGATAGAACAAGTTAATAATCCTAGTTCTTTGATTGTATATCAGTTTAATAAAAAAATCCAAAAAAAAGGGAGCCGAAGCTCCCTTTACCAATTAATTGGATTTACGCACCTTGTGATGCAAAGACTGCTCTTGGATTTGAGAATCCGAAAGAATATCTTTCTCTAGCTTTGAATCTGACGTTGCCAGTATCAAAGTCACCTTCCATAGAAGTTGAAAGAGGAGATCTCTCGAAGTGTTTAAATCCGTCAGGACAATCTGTCATCAAGAACCATGCATCGTTATCTGTTAAGAAATGGTTAACTGAATAACCTTCTGGGACCATACCCATATTCTTAATAGCATTGATGTCATTATCTGATGTGCTAACTCTGCCTGGTGTGTTAAGCAATCTATCTGCCACAAATTGTAATTGTGGTGGAATGATTAGTTTCCTGCCTTGAAGGGCAAGAATCATGCTTTTATCATCAGTAAAAGTTGACACAGAAATGATGGCATCTTCTAACGAAGTCTCATTCAAGTCAGAGTAAGTGCTTGGTCTGTTACTTAAAGTACCGCCACCCGCTAATGGATGAGCTGTACTTACTAGAGCAACACCGTCTCCACCAGTAAAACTGGATGAGAAAGCGTTATTCAAAACAGAAGCAGCTTTTACTTGCTTTGTATGAGCCATAGATCGTGCTAGAGCTTTTGTATATCTAGCTCCTAATCTATCGTAAAGGTTATCTTCGATTGCTTCTTCAGTAAGAGCAAACGCTAACGCAATGGTTTCATGTGAGTAACGTGAAGTAAAGCCTTCGGAAGCTGAATCAAATTCAACTGAATTTCCTTCGCCTTTTACTTTAGCATTACCGAAACCAACGATCATTGTTTCCTCTTCGAAAGCACGGTCAGAAGACTCGGTTTCAAAGATTTCAGCATGTTCGTTTTCGTAACGATTGTACTCCATTCCAAACAAGGCGTTTAGACCTGGTTCTAGCTCTTTGGCTAGCTGTGCTCTGTTAATAGCCATGATTAAACCCCTGTTGTTTGAGCATAAAGATGCTCGTTAATTTTAACAATCATATTGACGTTTGTAGATAGACTTCCAGTTCCTAGAGCGTTATTCTCTGGGTCGTTAGAAAATCCAATAATTCTACATTGAGCCGTACCTGTTGCCATAGTTCCGCTAAGATCTACATTAGATCTACCATTAACGGTACTACCAGCAGCGTAAACAATGTCAGCGTTTAAGCCAACAACTGTTTGTACAACACTACCTGTTGCAGCACTTTGAATTTCAAAGGTTGCATCAGGATCGTCAACTACGAAAGCCACCGCGTCAGATGAAGCTGTTAATGTCGGCCAGAAAGGTGAAAAAACCACCTCGCCAGAAGAATTAGTAAACTTACATCCTTGAAAGACTCCCAATAATAAATCGCCAGCAGCAGCAACGGCTATGCCGCCTGTGTTGACCATTTTTACTGGATCGCCTGAAAAAATACTTCCGGTTGTTCCTGTAAGAATATCATACTCAGTAGTACCAGTGTTATTCACACTGCTTCCAAGTTTTCCTATAGGTCTTAAACCGAATTTAGCATTTATATTTGCCATAATAGTTTCCTAGTTAAGTTATAAATTTGAAAATAGCTTATTTGCTATTTCCACCAAAAGTAACCTTTGATGACATTCTACTAGAGATTGGCATCGCTGGGTTCTCTTCACGCATTAGGTCGTTTTCCACAGCAGTCATTTGATTTTGGGTTTGTTGTTCAAAGTAATCGTTCCTTTGATCTGCGAGGTCTGTATCTATTTTGCACAGTATCAACCCACCCACTCCTATAACTCCAGCGTGTCGACCATCATCGACTGTAGGCAAATCATGAAATCCAGGTAACTCTGCTGGTTTAACTGGGACGAATCCTTCACGAAATCTTTTTGAGACATTCGTTTTGTCATCTTGGCCTAGGACAGACTCCCTGATCCAACGATAAGTGATACCTTGTGACTCAGCTAATTCGACAGCTTCGTCAGGTAACTCTAAAGCTGAAGGCATTTTCCAAACTTTTGGTCTATTTTCCTTCTCTCTAGTTTCAGAATTCCTAAGAGTTCTGTTGTTTTCTTCAGTTTTGTTATCTATTTCTTTGCTCATGATTTTTGTAACCTCGCTTTTTGTATTGCGTAATCTTTAAATGACACCCCAAGCTTCTTAGCTAGTTGCTGTTCGCTCGGTGTCAATTCGATACGATTTTGTTTGCGTCCAGTCGATGTGTTGCGTGTTGCTGAAGCGACCGTTTGGACGGGTTTTTTGTCTGCTTCCACGTTAAATCTTTGAGGCAACTCTTGTCGCACTCTCTTATCTATCTCACTATAGTACTGATCACTCTCAGTGTCAAAGCCTTCATTCTCCAGTTGTTTATGAACTGCGAAGGCAACACTGGTTGCGACCTGGTCTTTTCCAAACCAAGTATTCTTATTTGCCCAAGTACGAGCTCTATCTGAGGGCTCGTTGTATTCTTCTTGAACGGGTTGAGATTGTTGATAAACTTGTTGCTGTTGGACTTGATCTACATAGGCTTGCTCTTGAGCTTCGTATTGTTTCTGTTGAGAAATATACTGCTCATGTCTAGCCTTGTCAGTAGTAGCCATGCTTAAAGCTTCGGTTGCTGTTGCCACACCTTCAGAGTCTCCAGCTTCAGTTGCCTGCTTTAATGCTTGCTTGGATAAACTAAGTTGAGATTCAACTCTATTTCCAAACTCATCACCGTAGCTAGATTGAAAGCTTTTCTGAGATTGTCTTAGCTTTTGATTCTGATCTTTAAGATCATTAGCATATTGGATAGCCATGAGTTCTCTTCTTTGAAACTCCTTGGCTTGTGCTACAGCTTTATTAATTCTGTTTTGTGCAAGAGTAGCTCTCTTTTCTACCTCTGATTGATCCTTTGCTTTCTCTTCCACTCTAGGTGAAACTGCAAAGTCTTCTTTAACTTCATCTTGAGATACAGCTGATACATCTTGATCAACATTAATTTCAACAGGATTGTCTTGTACCACTTCCTCTACTCTTCTGTTCTGTGGAAGTGCGGCCTTCTCTATTTTCTCATCTGTAATCTCTGAAATCTCTACTTCTAAATTTTCAGACTCTTCTATATTCTGTGCTTCTTCATTCATTCTTTACTCCTATAAAGATTTAATATCATCTGGATCAAGGATCTTAGCGATCACCTCATCATCATTAATAATGCGAACCTCGTTATCGTCTTCTAATCTAAAACGAGTTCCTGCATATCTACCGATTAAAATCCAGTCACCCTTTTGGCACCATGGATCATCACCATACTTATTATCTTTATAGGCTAAATTACCTACTTTTAAAACATAACAGATCACCGTTGATAGAGCTTCTCTATCTACAGTTTCTTTTACTAGCTGTATACCACCATCTGACATACCTTTCCCTTTATATGGTAATACAAGTATTCTCCATCCAGCAGGATCTGGCATTCTTTCAAGTAGTGATTTGTCTAGTAGTTTTGGGTCGAGTACCCTTTGATCTGAACTTATGAAGGCGTTGTCTAACTCTGAAGAATCTTCAGACTTTTTCTTTGCAACTTCTTCCTTATGCTTTTCAAATTTTGTTTTTTCTGCGACTTTGTCATTCATCGTTGTCATCCATTTGCAGCGTTTCTCTTAAATCTTGTTGTAGGGAACGAATCGCTGATAACTCTCCCATAAGATATTTGTAATCTTCCATTGATTTTATATTGCCACTAGCAATAATGTCAACAGTATTTCTCTCTCTATCTCGCAAAGTTTTAAATAAATACTCTGCTAGTCTTATTCCGTCCAATTAGCTCTCTCCTAATTTTCAACTATTATTAACGTCTACCCCTTCCTCCCATCATAGGCATCATAGGTAAACTCGGTCTTTGTAATCTTGGTGGTGGTGTTGCTATTGGCCCAGGCATCGGCATTCTAGGTTGCATTGTTTCAGGCATCATAGGTTCGGGCATCATAGGCATAATTTGTCTTATTAACTCTTCGGGTAGTTCCTGTATTACTTCAGGAGGTAGCTGAGGAAGTATATCCATTAGCTGCTCTGGAGGTAACTGAGGTAGCACTTGTTTTATTTGCTCTATCTGAGCAGGTGGAGTAGGTGCTTCTCTAGGCATTTCTCTAGGCTCACGTTCAAATGAAGGAGGTGCTATTGATCTTCTAGGAGGTGCAACTGGTGGGGCTATATCTCTAGGCATCTCTACAGGAGTAGCTCTAGGCGGAGCTATGTCCATTGGTG